TAAAATGACCAAGGAAGGAGGTATCACGGCAGGTACAAAGTCCAACTACGAGCATAAACTTGCTTTTATGCGAAAGTTCTTCTCGCAATCCTTTTCGGGATGGTGCATGACTACCATATTGCACAACCAGCGCAGATCTTCCTTATCTTCTCCATGATAATTCTTGATGATAAAGTCATCTACCATCTTGGCAAGAAGTGGCTTGGAGATGCTCATAAAGAATCCCTTCAGGTCGATTCCCATCACGTAGGCATCCTTCGTGTAATTCTCGCTCACTTCCCTGATATCCTGCTGAAGCTGCCTGATACCTGCCAGTTGGCCCTTGCCTTTTCGGCAGTTGTATGTACGGTCAGAAAACTGAGACTCGAACAGAGGTTCGAGTCTCAGTGCAATGTAATGGTGGATAATGCGGTCACGAAACTGACCGGCAAACACTTCTCTGTAGCGAGGGTATTTGACAACAAAGCAGATAGATTTTCCAATCTTATATTGACGTGAATTGATTTCATCGAGCAACTGAACGAGGTTGCTCATATAGTTCATCTCGAATTCCGTAGCGCCGACTGTTTTCCGCTTGTGACGGCGGCAGTCGAAGTATGCTTCTAAGAGTATGTTAAAATCTATCATTTTCTATCTTGTCATATAACTTATCTTCCTTATTTAGTGCTGAAACCGGGCGAACGTGATTCCTGTCTCCAACCTTATCGTTCCAGTTGTTGAGGTTGCCGTCGCCGAAGTTCAGATTCCACGCGTTCGCAGAACTGTTCTCGGTTGTCGCCGCAAATTTCTTGTTCTTAACTATACATGACAGGATGCGGCCCATTTAATAAGGAAGGATGCTCTCTCGGCTTGACTTATCTTACCGACCCTGGCTTAAACCACTCAAGCTACGGGCTACTGTCTGGAACTTCTTTCGGTAGCCTGTGCTTTAAGGAGTGATCCCTTCCATGCTGTGCATTGCTTGCCAACACTCTCGCGCAACCGGAGAAGAGTTGCCAGTCTGTTCGTACCCATTATCCACCTCTGTTCACCTGCGATATCAATCAAGGTTGATATGACTTCAAGGTCTGTCTGCAACTGTGCGAGATGTTCGATTCTGACATTCAGGTCGCCAAGCATATACGCTTTGGCGATATGATTCAAGCTGTCAATAAGCATATTGCATAGCCTGTCTCCAAATATCGGACGCTGCGATTTCGGGAAATTCCTGACCACGCCAATCGTGATATCAAGCATCTGCTTGGTATCGATGTATATTCTTGTTTTGCTTGCCAACTTCGTTGCTGTCATATCTCTCTTGATTGATATTTTAATTTGCCTTTCTGGGGTGTCCTCGACTTTAAGGTCGAGGACGATTAACTATTAACAACTAACTATCGTAAAAATGCTGAAACCGGGCGAACGCGACGCATGTCTCCAAACTTACCGCCCCAGCTGTAGAGGTTGCCGCCGTCGCCGAAGTACAGACTCCACGCGCTCGTAGAACCGGCCTCGGTTGAGGACCAGTACCAACTGCTATCGAGGAGCTGCGCACCCTTGATGAGTGACAGAGCATAGTCGATTTTGAGCTTGTTGGCATGCATCATCAGTAATTCTCCGACAGATGGCAGCCACCAGTAGCCGGCTGTCAGACCCCCGCCCTTGCTGTTCGCACGGCTATATGCGCGACAGTATCCTGGAGCGTATGATGCCGTATTGGTGACGTGAGCAGAGGATGATGCATTGATGGCAGCGTCTGTATGCTGACGGCCATTGAAGTCGAGCATGGCTGCGAGACGGTTGTTTCCGCTAACCTCTGCTGCATAATTATCATCATTTCCGTAATTTGGCGAATCTGCCTGTACGGCAGCACTCGACCATGGCAGCGCATCTGCCTGGGTTGGAGCCACAACCAGGTGGCGGCCACCCTCGAAGATCACGACTCCGTCTGCAATTTCTCCCGATTTTTCGAGAGATGGCCATTGGTGCGGTTTCACCATCAGCGGATAGTTATCGCTAGCGCGATGGTACATGATGAAGATACCATCCTCGATGGCGTTGAGATCCAGTCCGCTGGTAATCACCTTGCGAAGTGTATCGAGGGTGATTCGGGTTATGTTTCCGTTGCTGTCAACAATCGGGAATGTCTGATTGCTGTTAACTGTTGATACGGCATTAACCGTTTTTAATGTCTTTACTTCCATAATCAATAAAATTAAAGTTTGTTACCAATTTAAATCCGTCTCTCCAGTCCAAAATACACCTCTTCCAATATTAGATGTGCCCGGTACTGGATTTAGCCATGCTGGGTTTACATACATACAATTTACTGAGGCACCGCCCAATAATGAGTGCCAACCGCCAACATCACAAAAATGTACTGTCTGGTTGTTGTTTCCGTTAATAACTCGCCATTCCTTACCATTTCCCATGCCCGAAAAAGCATAATAGTAATCACTTGATGTGTTAAAAACCACAACGTCGATTGGCAAACCCGACAAATCATCAGTATTTGATGGGCTGTAAAGCGGTACGTAGTAAAAAGTCTTATTATCTGAGGTCTTGCCTGTTTCGAGGCTTACATACGTTCCTGTCTGATCCGCTCCTTTTGAATACACATACATATATGCACCTTTAACGACGGCCATAATCTTTTCCCTGTGCCCAAACATTCCACGGCAAAGTACGTCACTTGTGTAAAATCGGTTGCTTCGCTTTTTTTCACTGTTGTAGCCCTGGCTGTACATATCGCCATCAAACCACATTCGCCCATCGCTACCAAAGGTAATATTACCCACGACTTTGCCGTTATTATCCACGCAATTTAGACTTTTGAAACTTCCGCTTACGGCTTTCATCGTTCCGCTAAATTCACTATCACCTGTAACTTTTATGTTGTTGAATGTTCCGCTGTTGCAAATTACGTCACCGTTTTTTGCCTGAAAGATAATGTTGCCATTGGCATCTTTCATGTCGATGGTCTCAACACCCAGATTTTTGACTAAGACGTACTGCGCTAGTAATATCTTTGCTGCCACCATGCTGAACCGTATACCGAGATTCCAGTTTCCTTTACCTCCGTATGCCTTATAGTCAGCAAGCGGTGTCACAGAGGAATTCTTCGCGTGCTTCTTGTCGCACTCGTAGTATTCACCTTCATATTCGATGGTATCGAAGAAAGCAACTTCATTGTTCTCAAGGGGGTAAAAGGTGAATCCATCTGGGAGCGATTTCCAGTCCTGGGGACCTCTCATATACTTTCCTTTTTCGCCCTGGTTGCCCTTGTCTCCTTTATCACCCTTATCACCTTTTTCGCCCTGGCTTCCCGTCGTGCATATCGGTGACGTGGAACTGCTGGTACCATCGGTGTATGTGATGACGGATTTCGTCCAGATGTAATATCCGTTCTTCCATGTAGGTGCCTTATCCTTTACCCACGAGCCTCCTGCGAGCGAGGTTGCCGACGAGGACAGGTAATACCATTCCTCAATCTTGGCGATGCCCTTTCCGGATGGAAGGCAGACTGGTTCACTCAGCTTCTCGTTCCCATTCGTATAGTAGATATGGGTGCGAGTCCAGATATAGTGACCATTCTGCCAGGCAGGAGCATTGGTCTGCCAGCCGGATGTAGGGGCAGTAGAACTGCTCGTGGAGTCTGCATATTCCACATCGGTGTTGGAAATGCCAACACCGATGTGGTTGAATCTGATTACTACATTTTTTGATGCCATTACTTTTCCGAATCTATGGTGAGTCCAATATCGCTGTATCCGCCGTTGATGCAATCCTGTCTTGTCACGGTGAAGGAACTGAGCGCCTTGGTATTATTTCTGCTTGCTTCCGTGTTGAGAACCACCCCCGACTGCGACTTCAGGGTAAAGAAGAACTTGGAGGCTACTACGTTATTCGTACCTCTGGTCACGAGCTGGGGAGTATAGGTTACGGATCCGTTGCCCGAAGTATCCTCATCGATGCTTCCGTCCGAAGGAGATGGATGAGGTTCTATCTCGTAAGGATCACTTGTATCGATGACGGTCTGGAAATCGAATCCCAGCATGCTGTCCTTGCTCATGCTGCTGTTGTTATATACCTCTACCATGAATTCTCTCGTACAGTTCACGTCGGTAGCCTTCACGGTTATGGTGGCACTGCTAGCCTCTGAAATCTGCTCCCAGCCGCTCGCCGTGTTGGCGGCTCTGTACCACTTGTAGTACAGTCCGCTGGAAAGCGTCTCGTTGCCCTGCGTGGTCTTCGCCTTCAGCACACAGCTGTCTGTCGGACTCTGAAGCGTAAACATCTTGCTGTCTCCAGCCATGATGGTGACTCTGTAGACAGTTCCGGTATAAGGACCTACGGATATCGTGTACGTCTCCTGGATATCATCCGTCAGATCCGACTGCTGTCCCCTGGCTGCTATCTTGCCCACCATCTTGATGACGATAGATGCAAACCGGGAAGCTTCAGCAAGATTCTTCACGATTCTGAGACCGAAGTATGGCTGGTTCGTACTAGGGCGGATGATTTCAAACATTCCGGCAAACAGCCCGTCAGAAACTCCGCTGGAAGCGAAGGTGATTTCGGAATCGTTGAAGTAATATCTCATGCTTACCGGAGTAACCGCACCTTCGACCGCTCTCGAAGATGTGCAGATGAAGTACAGTTCCGGCTTGGTCTTGGAGAAATCCGGGTATGTCACCACCTGATTTCCTACCTGCTGGTATTCCTGATACAGGTCTCCGCTTGGCGACTGGATCAGCGGGGTGTAGGTACCAAGCTTGCTGAGAAACTTGATATGGACGGTTTTACTTGCGCTACTCATACCTTATTCCTCCTTGTTTTCAGGTTGAACACTTGCCTCCTCGCCGGGAATCTGCTCGCCAGGTTCCTCCTTAGCCTCGGCATTACCGAAAGAAGGCTCCTCCTTACCTTCGGTTTCATCCGTGGCAGGCTCCTCTATGACGAATCTCTCGTCTGTAGCTACAGGCAGATGATGAGTACACTCGCCATCCTGCTCCTGCTTCGCAGATTCCCCGTCCATGGCTACAGCACCAATCTGGGCGAGAATCTGATTGAAGTTGATGAGACTGCCGAATACCATGATATCCTGCATCCAGAGCAGGAAATTGCCGTCCTTGAACTGTGTACGGTCATTCTCAAGGTGCAGGAACTCTGCTACCTTGCGGTTCGCTTTTACATATCTTTCCATAGTTATATTGATAATTGATGTTTTTCTGAAAATTAATGGAACACGATGGCCTTTCCGTCGCCATCTGTTATCACCTTTCCGTCTCCGTCTGCCAGCAGAGCCAGCGGATTGAGGATTTTCGGGTCTATCTGCAGGATACCTCCAAGCTTGGCATCCATCAGGTCTGTGGGGATGGTAGGATTGAGCCCGTGCCCCTGCTGGACGAAGTCTATCGCCTTCGTATGACTGTTGGTGCCGAAATACCATATCGGTAGGATATCCTTGGTAGGATTAGGAATCTCGCCCACATTATCATATATGTAGGCTCTCGGATTGAAGTTCCTGGTTCCCGGCTGCAGAGTATCTATCGTGTCCAGGATCTCGACATCTACAGGTGGAACTCTTCTTGCTATGGTAATCACCTTGGAAGGAGAGGCATCTGTGAGCTGCACGGCAGATGGATTGCCGGCTGCGCTGTACTTCGCCCTGCATCTTATCGTAATCTGCTCACCCATCAGGGAGCGGTCCAGGGTGGCAGTGGTCCCGTCTGAAGAGATCTTCAGCTCCAGGTCGTCTGCCGTCACCGCCGTGAAGTATCCGCTGCTGCGGGCTATCTCCCATACGAAGGCCCGCTTGCCGGCGCTGCATTCCTCTGTTCCGAGACGGAGAGATGCCGTGATGGTCTGCTTGTCCTCATCACGGGTCGGGTTATAGTAACTGCTTCCGCCAGAGAGCTGGAGCACCGGAATGTAATGCGTCGCATTACGGCACGTAATAGAGACGTCTTCTACAATATTATATATCTGTCCGGTCCTGGGGTCCATATACGTTGCCTTGAACCTGAGGAGAATGGGATTCTGCGGTGCGGCATTGACATACCAGAGCAGCTTGCCGTTCTCGTCTCCACTCGTAGTGATCACATATTTCCCTGCTGTATTCACCAGAGCTGTCTCCTCTTCCACTCCGTCTATAACCCTGCGCCAGCTTACGTCCGTAAGCTGGGCATTGACGCTGCCGTTCGTCAGTATCAGGTCTCTGTCGATGATGCCGACTATCGGCTTGATGCAGACCGGTACGAGGGAATAGTCCGGCGAAAACTCTCCCGAGTCGGCATCATAGGTCTGCTCGTTCGGAACGCCACCTCCCAGCGTCACCGATTTATTGACCTGAAGGGGCTGGTACTTGAAATCAAATCTTATCTGTTTCATGATGATATTTTTTATGGTTTCATATAATCTAAGGATACGGATTGCCTGTCAGCTTCATAGCCCATGCCGTCCCTCAGGATGACTGTGGCGGTGAAACTGATTTTCTTCGGAACACCATCACTGTCCAGCGAGAGGTCTTCCTGTGTCAGGACGATAGACTTGCCTGAACCTCCCCGCTTCTCTGCCCAGACGGTGTCCGAAGTCACGCGCTGCACTCCCTGCGAGTTCTCAGTATATCGGGTCCAGGCAACGTCCGTATCGAGGATGTCATCCGTAATATCCTGCCCGTACAGGGTTGCCACGATGGTGAGCGGGGCGATGAAGTTGTCGAAGTCGTAGATGGCTTCCGCTTCCCGGAAATCCACGGAGAAGGCGGGATTGCCTTCTATCATTGCCCAGTCGGTGCTGTTCCATCTCGGTTCCGCATGGGTTCCCGTCTTCTGGCATCTCCACTTGCAGCCGGTGTACCATACGTCTGATGTTTCATATTTGCCGGTTTCAGCGTTCAGCGATGCACAGTAATACTGGGCAGTCTTGCTAAACTGACCTCTATCCACGTAGGTCACCACTGGCTTGCCCTGATAGTCTATCTGTATAATGTCCTGGGTGATGATACCGGCAGCGTACATATAGTCCCGGTCCTTCATCAGTGGCAGGTTCATCTCCTTCAGGAAGGAAGGCATATCTCCGAACACCATGCCGTAGTTCCAGTTCTCCAGGATAGGCTTGGTTACTCCCGTAAGCTTCACGATTCTGCCTTCAGAACTCGACAGAAAGAAACATTGCTGAAGACTCTCATCCGTCTGATTTCCCCATCTTGCGATATTCATGAGTTCGCAGGGAGGGAAATTCTTTCCGGCAGGAACCTCGCTGTCCGGATACAGAGACACCTCTATGTAGTTAGTCACGGCATTCACGCTGTTCACACGCATCCACGAGGTGTAATAGAGAGCTTCCGTGCCTTCCACTGCTGCAGTGGCGAGATTGTTGACGATACCCTTGAGTACGTTGTTTACGTGCTGGGCTGTGAAATAGCCTTTGTATTTCTGGCGAAGATGGAGTCCGTAGCAGTTGTCTCCCAGGTAGCTGACACTCTCTATGGTGTCGCTCTCCGTGAAGAGCTGGTCTCCCTCCAGTGCTGTCAGGCGGTTCACGATCAGTTCCATCACCTTCATGTACGAGCGTACGGTGATGCTTTCCACCTCAGCATTGCCAAGGGCATCAATCTGCGCACCCTTTCCGCCATTGATTCCTGATACGAAGTCGCCAAACGTAGCACCTTCGGCAAACCGGATCAGCTTCTCTGCCACATCGGCAATATCCTTGCGGAGAATCTTCCTGCTAGCCTTGCCGTTTTCTGAAAAATCATCGGTTTCATCGGCAAAACCTGCCTTTATCTTCTTGTCCAGGAAGTGGAGATATCCGTTGAATTCAGACAGAGCATCCAGCACCTCCATATTATTGTGGCGGTGGCCTACTCCACCTCCTCCAGAATAGGAGTCCGACAGATTTCCCACCAGACTTTCCAGGATGGCTGCCAGCGTAGTGACGCCCCATTCTTGCGAATAAGGACTCTGCACAGGGAAGAGAGCCCCGCTACTAAGCGTCAGCCTTGAGCATTCAACTAAGCGCGGGGCGATAGTAAAATTTCCCAGATCCGGAAGCTGGATATCCAGCTGCTTAAAGCTTCCTGCTTCCGAGCGTGAGATATTCAGATACGGACGGGCATCTGAATACTTGTAGGTGAAGGTGTAGTCTGAAGGCAGTTCCTTCGCCTCGTAGTTCACATCGCTCTCGATAACGGTTATCTTCCTGAGAGCATTACCGTGGTAAACATACTTGCCCAGAGATGGGAAGAAATCGAGTAGCCATTGGCGCTCTTTCTTATCCAGGAACCCGGTATTTTTCTTAAACTTCCGGGTAGTATCTATGCGGTATTCTTCAGAGTCTTCCTCTATTTCTGCCACATTATGTGTATGTTCTGCAGTATTTTCACTGTTACCGTAAGCACGGAAACAGTCTATACCTCCCAGCGAATTCTCGAACAGGAACCATTCTTCTTCCTCGCTCTTCATACCACCGGCAAAGTATTGCTGTACGTAGGTAACCCGCTCTCCAGCCTGCTCTACCCAGACTTCGTAAACATGTGGCAGAATGTCATCGCCTAATAGTTTGGCGATGATGGCGTATTGTACCGGAACAGTATATACCTTTCCTGCCTCCAGGCTTGCCAGCGTCAATACCTTCTCTTCGTAGCCGTGTCCGGTCCATATATATGCCTTACACTTCACCTCGCTAGCTTCAGCTGCATAGTAAGTGAGAAATTCCGGAGAATAATAGGTCACCTCCTTCGTCTGCGGCTGCCAGGTGAGGAAATTGTTTTTCAGAAAATTTGCTGCCGAATCTGCCAACCGATCTACTCCGGCACGTATCACAGAGAAGGAGATCTCCTTCCTGCTGTCTTCGCTGCCAACCTCGTAAACCGTTGCCACGAAGGCTTTCATGATATTCGGCTGGATATAAAGTTCACTACTGTCCTTCACCTCGAAACTGAGCAGAGGAAGGATGATGCCCTTGACGGACACCGTAATTCGGTGCTCATCGTTCGGCGTATAGGTATGCTGAACGATGTTCTGCTCTGATCCCTGGTAACGAAGGGCAAATACCACGTCTGTCTTCGAGTCGTTGTATATCTCGAAGGCATTCATGGAGCCTACCATGCTCAGGGCATCTGGATATAATAAAACCTGTATCATCTTAATGTTGGGTTGATTATTTATACCGCAAAATTAAGATAATACAGGTAACTTGCAAAGGACGCCCGCGTCCTAGATCTTCTCGCATTCCAGCCATGTCGTGGTGCAGTGGTACACCCATTTGGAGTGACGGAACATCGTTGCATGTCGGGTCTTCTGGCTTACAAACGTCTTCTGCAGACCATATTTCTGCCCCACATACTCGGCTGAAGGAAGAGGAGGATAGATAATCTTGAAAGTGCGGTCTTTATCGTCACCGGAGTTATTGTAGGCACTTTCCGAAACCTCCACTGTCTCTTCATGGCCAACCCACTTGTAACCGCAGCTCAAGGCTGGCATTACATCTATCATCCGCGAAGCTTCATGTATAGGGGTAGTCAGGGCGATGGTCCTGAGCTCGCTTTCCGTAGGTTCACTCTTCCCTCCGAGGGTAAACTTCAGCTTGTTGAAGAAGAAACTCACTCCCCTGATCACCACCTTGGCATGGGATGGCAGGTTCTGCTTCTGCGACTGGGTGAGCAGCAGCTTCACCTTTAGTTCCTGGAGTGAATTCCTCAAGAGGAGGTCATACTGGCGGTAGAACTTCTCGAAGATGCCGTCATCTCCGTTATACACCAGGGCATAGTCGAATATCTTGCGGTAGAGGGACTCCTCTGAAGCATGGGATGGCGGACCGAAGCGGTTGTCGTATTCGTAGTGGATATCGTATGCCGTGACGGTACCGCAAGGCATCCCGTCGGTCGATACATACGGGAAGGCAAGCATCACCGGGGTGGTCACCGCTTCCTCGCTGCTCTCCGAATTGTCCTCGGTGGCAACCTTCATCGATGAGTTGAGCGTGGCATAGCTGCCTATGTAGAGAAACCTTCCCATCTCCCGGCTGATGGTGTCATCATCTGCCGACTGGCGGTACTTCAGCGTTCTCGTCTCCGGTATCATCTCGGGTATCTCGATATCCTGGGTGTCGGTATCTTCCTCGCCGGTATCATAGCTCTGCGAACCCTCGCCTATCTTCGATTTCACATGATAGTTGCCCGAATATCCGTCCTTGTAGAAACAGCCATCCACCTTGTCGAAGTAGGCGCCGGTGTTCTTGGCCAGCATATCCTTCAGGTCGTCGTAGCTGTCCTCGGCATCACTGTCTGCCTGATGCTTCGCCCGCAGCACCACCCGCTTGTAGTCGGATGCCGTCTTATAGGATAAGGTAGGCTCCTCGGTCATCTGGCGGGTGAGATCTGCCACCGGAGCACTCCCCACCGCATCCTTCAGGAAGATAATGCTCGCCTGGTGAGTCCCCTCATCGGAGATGAACTCGCACAGGAACTTCTTGCGGAAGACAGAGAGGAAATCGGAGACGGAAACATCCGGCAGAAGGTCCTCGATGCGGATATGCCCGTTCACCATCACATCTATCACATTATTCACCAGCACCATCTTGGTGAACGGCTCGGTCCGGGTGAAGAAGTTCTCCTGCAGGTCGTAGCCGAAGTACTTGAACACCCGCTTCAGTACGTAGTTGGCTCTGATGAACGGAGAGATGTAGTAGCCCCGGGTCAGACTCACCGGAATCTCGTTTACATATTCCGTGCGGTTGAACTCGCCCTGAAACCGGTTTGACTTTCCGGCACACGTCACGAAGTCGTAGGCATCAGGAGCCGCCACATACTCGTAGCCTCCGGTGTTCTTGAACCTCCAGTACTTGGCATCCGGCAGCTTCTGCTGGTTGCCCCATCCGTTCAGGATCTTGTAGTCGTAGCCGGCATCCTTGCCCGAGTCGTCGGTGAGCAGCACCGGGAAGATATCATAGTTCTCGTTCTTTCCACCGATGAGCGACCGGCAGAAACTGATGCACTCATCGATGGTGCTGCACCCCGGTATCATCTCGTCCTCGAAGATACTCTTCAGCTTCACATTCTGTATCTTCGAGTAGAAGGATCCGTCGTTGATGTAGAAGGAAGAGGAGATGTTGCCCTTGTGCTGAGCCGAGAGCACAATCTGCCTGCACTGGGCAAAATATTCCCCGTCCTCGATGCTCACGTTGGCAGCCACCATCTTCTCCCGCAGACCGAAGGTGTCGGGATATCCCAGTATCATGCGGTTGTAGTCGCTTGCCGGAATATCCAGCGGGGTCGTCGTCTCCCCGTAGTCGTTGAAGAACGGATTTGTCCGTTCCACCTCCAGCTTGGCACCTTCGCCAAGCTGGTAGGTTTTTCCCTTATCCAGATTCGTTATTTTCATAGATCATCATTTATTTTTTGGCAAATTTCCTCGCCTGGTTTCTCAGTTCCTGCTTGGCATCAAGCTCCGTGAGCGAGATATGGGAGCGGATACCGTTGTCTCGAAGCTCCCTGAGCAGTGCCAGGAGCTCGTCATTACTGCGTCCCGACGTAGCAATTCCCGCGTCGCGATGTGGGAATTCCTGCGTCGCGACGTAGGAATCAGCCCCACTAAGACTTGGTACGGAGCGGGTGCGGAGCGGGTACGGAGCAGGTTCTATGCTGCCTCCCAGTGCCCTGCCCTGCATGGCCATCAGATACTTGCTCATATCGAAGGTTCTTATCTGTCCGGCTCGCTGGGCTGCATCCATCAGATGGATGAGCGGGGCGATGGTAGGATTTTCCAGGGCTGCATTCGATGCCACCCACTCCTTGCTTCTGCCCTTGGGACCATCGCCCACGATGACGGTAGGCCTATCGATGTACCCACGCTTACCAGGTGAGTATTCGGCATTGAAGTGCTTGCCGTCCTGTTCCCGCTCCACGTCGATGCGTCCACCACTCTCCCTTCCGCTGGCTATGCGACTGCCAGCCGAAGAGGTTCCGCTGGCTGATCCGTTGAGGGTCATGCGCTTAACCTTCTGGCGCTCGGCATTCGCCACCGCCAACTGGGCTGCACCTGTCACTCCCATCAGGGCTGCTGCCACGCTTCCGGCTATCGGACCCATCTCGCTGTATGCCTTCATGATGGAGGTGGCAGTATTCGAGATGATCTGAGCTGCCTGCATGGCGAAGTTCACGTCGGCATACTTCTTCTGTATCTTCAGCTTCTCGTTGGCCTTCTTCTTCTCAAGCTTTTCCTGAAGGGCGGTATTACCCTCGGCTGCCTTAATCTCTGCATCATACTTGGCATCCACGTTTGCCATCTCGGCATTCTGCAGCGCACCCACGGCATCGCTGAAGAGGTCGGTGTAATACTGCGCCTGCTTCATGAAGGATTCCTTCTTCATCTGCTGCACCTTCTTCTCGTATTCCTCCTGGGTGATATACTGGTTGTCGAGTGCCTGCTGAAGCTGCGTCAGCTGCTGGTCGTATTCACTCTGATTGTCGAAGCCGAGAGCCTGCCTTGCCTGCTTCTCCTTGTCTGCCTGCTGGGCAAGCTGCTCGGAGTGCTTGGCAGTGTATTCGGCATCTATCTGCGCCTGGGCATCCTTGTATGCCTTCTCCAGCTGGACAGTATCTTCCCCGTTCTGCTTGGCCATATTGAGCGCAGCCTGATAATATCCCTTCAGAACTTCCAGTTTCTGGTCGCGTTGCTGTTCCAGGGTCAGTTCCTGCTGCGTCTCCCCCTGCTCCATCACCTTGGCAAGTGCATCCTGGTAAGCCTGTTCGGCTGCCACCTGCTGGTCGAAATGTGCCTGCTCTGCCTTGCGCTGGTTGTCCAGCTGTTTATCCTGGAGTGATTTCTTCTTCTCGGCATCCTTGATGTCGATGTTCTGCGACTGCTCGCTGTAGGAGGTCTCGATGGCGAGGATGTTGGCGGTATGCTGGGTCTTCAGCGCCTGCATGGCGAGGTCGTATTTCTCCTGGGTGGTCTGCTTCTGGGCGAGAGCCATGTTCCAGTTGTTCACGTCCTGCTGGTAATCCTGGTTGGCGGCATCGATATCAGTCTGTCGGTTTTCAGAAAACTTTTTCGATGCGATATCATCAGGATTCGGTGCGGTTGATGTTCCGGTGGTATGACCGCCGCCCGATTTTCCGCCACCCTTGCCACCGATGCCACTGTCAGGAACCTCGGGTTCTGAAGCTTCCTTTACGGTCTGGTGCATGATGTCTTCGCCGAAGGCGTTGCCGATGGTATCGATCTGCTTATCGAGCTGGTTGATGCCATCAGTAAGCGATTCTACTTCTGACTTGAAACGAGAGACGGCATCCACCTGCGTGTTTCCGGTAGCGCCCCATGATGTGGTATATTGGAAGCCACGGGCATTATTGGCATCTGCCAGACGGCTCTTCGCCTTGCTGAGCTTAATGGTGAGACCTGCACGCTGCTCGGCGAGTTCCTGGATCTGCTTCTTGGCGCCCTGCACCTCGTAGAGTCTTACAAGGCTGTTGATGTAAGCCTTCAGTGCCTTGTTTGATGCCTTGAATTTCTTGGTGGTCTGATCGATGGTGGCGTTATAGTGAGGAACTATCTTGTTGAGTGCTTCCACAGCCTTGTATCTCTCGTCCATGGAGAGCTTCTCGTCCTTGGCCACCTTGATCAGGTTCTCCAGCTTCAGTTTCTCCTCCACTACCTGCTTCTGGGCTTCTTCCTTGATGGCATTGAGCGACTTCTGTGCCTGAGTAGCTGCATCGGCTGCCTTCTTCATCTCCCATAACTTCATGGCGAGGAGTACCACTCCTGCAGCTATCAGCCCGAAGACGCTTGCCTTCATCGTAGTGTTCATGGCAGCCCATGCCGTCTTGGCTTGCGTCACCCTACCCGTAAGCAGATAGAATCCTGCTTGCAACAGCTTCATCAAGCCTATACCAGTGGCACAAGTCACATTCCACATCTGCTGTGCGGCAGCTGCACCCTTGGTCACGATGATGTTCGACTTGATGGCGTTGCTGGTGGCAATGGCTATCACGGTGAAGGCGGTGAGCATGATACCCAAGGTCTTGACCACACCTTGATGCTTAACCATCCAAGAGATGAGACTGATGGTGTTGAGCTGCATATCTGCGTATGCGTCATCCCATGCCTCCTTGATGGGCAGCAGCTCATCACCCAATGCTTTCTGTGCATTTTCAAGTTCCACGGTCTTTTGCGCCGCACGGTCGGCTGCACTGATGTAGGTTTCTCCTGCCTCGGCAAGCTGGTTGTCGATGATTTCTGCCACGGCTTTCATAAAGTCTCCTGTCTCCTTGGTCTTTTCTGAAATCTCGGCTGCGGATATTCCCAGGTTGTCAAGAATCAATGGGGACTTGCGACCCAAACCAGTCACGATGCTGTTGGTCATGTAATCTACCGACTGACCTGTCTGTTGTGCCTTCAGTTGGGCAAACTGCAAGTACTTACCGAGGTCTTCGAGTGGTATGCGGAAGTCCTTGGCTTGCACGGCTGCGGTCATCAACTGCACATCATTGACAGTGTTCTTGGTTGCCTTGCGAAGATTCTCCAAGAGGTCAGGCTGATCCATATCCTTGAAGGCCTTGGTCACACCATCGGCGGTTTCTGCCATCTCCAAGCCACCATCAATAAGTTCTTTGACGGAATCTTTGAAACCTTGTGCGTAACTACCAAAGAGTTCTGCTGCCTTGGTCATCATGTTACCATATAGCATTCCGTTAGCTTGGTCGCTAGCCGCAAGTTCACCAAAACTTTTAGCGTTCTGTTTCAATTCAGCCATTCTACTGCTTACCTCTTGCAACTTTTGTTCCAGTATACCATAAAGTTCTGGGTTGAGCGTTTTTGAGGTATTTTCAAGTTCCTTCTGCAAACTTTTCTGCAGCTTCTTCAATTGACTCATAGTCATATCAAGCACATTGAGTTTACTGGTCTGCTCGCCTATCTGAGAGGTAAGGTTGCGAATTTCCTTACCAGTCTCGGTATATTGCTTCTTGAGGTTCTTGTAGGTATCAGTCTCTTTCTTGCCAGCTGCCTCCAGCTGAATCATCTGGCTGAGTCGTGCCTTGTTCTCGGAGCGCAGCTTCTTGCTCTGCTGCTCCAGCCGGTATATTTCCTTTTGGGCTGCTGCCGTCTTCACATCGACGGTATAGCGAATTTCGTCTTCCGTTAAATGTTTACTTGCCATAACTTATGATTTTTGAGGGTTGAGTGACTTTTCCAGTTCCTGACGGATGCCTTGGCGTATCTCATCCGTGAAGCCATAACGGAGCTTAGGGAACGTTTCGTGATAGAGCACGCCCCATACCACACGGTTGTAGAGTGCAAGGTTCCTGCGCTTGAACTTGCTGATGCGGTCGTTGCGCTGGCGGTATTGCATATCGAGGAAACGGAGATAAGGAAGGATTCGCACGAAGATGGTGCGGTTCTCGCCTGATATCTGGCTATCAAACGAGTGTGCGGAAAGCGTGGTGAGCAACCTGCCTGTACGACGATGGTAGTTGTTGCGCACCACGTTCTCCTGCGTGGAGTATATCTTCAGGATACCCTCCTGAAGAGTCTCGTGAACGAATTTCTTTTTAACAAGACTGTCTGTTACCATATTCTTTATACATTACTAATTAGTAATGCAAATATAATAACAGGCGAGTATATGGCAAAGGACTAGTACCTGAAGAACTTTACGTATATAAGTATTCCAAACAAAGGAGTAAATATGGTACATAAAGTCAGATAAACAAGCCATTTTGCAAACATCCTCGAGCCGACAACAAACGGTCCAAGAACAAGCGCAATCACGAACGACACGAACTGCACGAAGCCAAAGAAAGTATCTAGCATAATCTCAATAGTTTTAATAGTTACAACGTTATTACTTCTCGGGTGCAAAGATACACCGCTTTTTCTGAAAAACCAAATTTATGACTAAGAAAAAAGATGGCTACCCTCACGGGCAACCACCTTCGGCAAAATTTCGCTTTATTACTAAAGACTCTTATATAACAAAATAACCAAAAAAAAATCTTATTTCTTACGATACTCCTGGAATGCCTCGTAATCCTCCTTGCTGATCTCTAGGCAGCAGCAGATGTGGGCGTTCTTGAAATCGAGATCCTCCGCATATTTGGAATCCTCGAAAAATGCATGCGAATGATGAAGGGCGTCCACCAGCGGGAACTTGTCTCCATCCGTCTCTACCACGAAGTCCTTCTTGCAAAGTATATCGCCATTCTTGCGAGGAATAGAAGCCTCTGCATAGAAGTACTTGCGTGGCTTCTCGCCTGTGAGCAGCTCCGTAAGCTTCTCGTGCATCTCCTTCAGCTGAGCATCGGTAATGCCGGCAATATACATGCCGTTCATGTTGAGCGTGTGTTCGCGCTTTACTACGCCAAAGTCGTTAACCTCGCACTCATCAAAGATAGGGTGCATTCTCTCCTCGTTCAATTCAGCAGCCTTCTTTGCTGCATCTGTATTCTGATTGTTCATAATTTACTAGTTTAATTATTTGTTACTATTGATTGGCTTGCTCTCTCAACTTGAAAGCGTCAATCATCATCTTCCGAAACTCCTTGTCGTTCTCCAAGACTCCGCACATCATCTTAGCGATCACTTTATAGTCACCACAGCAACCCGATACCAGTCCGCTGCCGCAGCCTTTGTCCTGACTATCGCACGTGGCTATCAGCAGGAAACCTCTTTTGTCGTCCTGACCGCCCCATTCTTTCAGCAGCTTGTAAACTTTCTGTATGAATTCCAGCGGCTTGATATCATCGGGAATTACAGCATCTGCTCCCTCGCCAACTTTCGTTGCGGTTGTAACTTTCTCATTGTTCTTCATCGCTCACCCCTCCTTTCTTGTCTTTGATCCAACTTGGGTG